TTCCTATAATTGAAGCGGCTCGACAGGACTCGAAGAACTCTTCTTTTGTTTTTACTTTTGCGCAATTTATAGTGCTAAGATTACATGCTTGCCATCCGGTCTTGCCAGTTTCTTCATCAACGGGATACAGCCCAATCTCCACGCATGGATTAACAATAAGTTCTGTCGAATCTGACCAGACAAAGCCCGGTTCTCCAAACTCCTTGACTGACTCCATCAATGATGCAAATTGTTCAGGACTGGTCTTATCACGAAGTAGCAGAGCAGAATTATTAGAGCGGCCACGTTGAGGATTATCGTGAAACCAATTGCCAGTTTTTGCGAGGGCCATCTCCTTATCGTCTGGCGAAAAGAGGCAAATGGTAGCACTCCTACGCACACCACCAGAAATAACAGCGTCAGCAGCGTGCATAACAACATCGTAGACATCTATAGGTCTCAGTTTTCTAGTTGAAAATAGCGCTTCCTTCAACACCCTATCTAAAACTTTCTTAATGTTTGTTAGGGCTTTTTTAAGAGGCTCCGGGCCGGGGGCTTTGCCGGAACTTGAGCTTAGATATGAACCGGCTGGTCTGATTTCTGAGAAGTCAAAGTTTACGGCCCTACCCGCATATTCAGAGAACAGTTTGCCATTTTCAAAATAACTGCTGACTAAAACGCCAACAGCGTCAGACCACCCTTCTATTGTATCTGGAATGATGAATTTCTTAGTACCCTCTTTCTTTTGAACCAGCTTGGGTAGCTTTTCTACATGGTGCTTCTGCACCGAAAAGCCTACACCGCAACCACAAAGAAGAAGATACATGCATTCTTGAAAAAATCTTGGTCTATCAACATACGACGCAATGCAGTTATACACTCTGGCGTGATGTTTAAAGATGGGCTTGCCACCAAACTGTAGCGCCCTCTGAGAACCTAAGACTCGCTTTTTATGCATTAGGTCATACGCCCAATCAATATCCCCGTTGACCTCGGGATATTGTTCGTGCATCATTTCCCTAACGCGAGTGACAGATTCTTTCCAAGTTTCCCTTCTCTTCTTTTCGGGAATCCATCTAGCATATTTGCTAACAAACGCATAATTTTGTAGTTCTGTGACTGACATCGTATATATTTCTATCCGTTTTTGGTCTCGGTAGCTAGACCTTCCCTAACCATTATAGCTGAGAAATCCTCTCCGTCAAGGAAGACTCTTCCCACGGCGCGACCAAAGGTGAACACATCTTTTATCTCCCCCTCTGGGTCGGCGGGTATATGAACAATAACTTCTTTATCCATTAGCTTGTCTTTTGCAAAGCTTTTGGCTTTTAGCCCTCTTGCTTTTTCTTCTTTGTCCCTAGTTCGTGTTTCTGGCGCCCAACAATCTTCCAGTCTAATTCGCATGCGTCTTTCGATTAGAACATCAACAGTATCTCCATCGATGACCCGTGTTATTTTAGCTTTAGTGGTAAAGCCCTGCCGTGGTTCTTTCATGGCTGTCTCTCTGGATACCTTATAAAAAAGGCCCGTAGCGGTTTAGGCTACGGGCCTGTAATTTTTAAGAACGACACTGGAAACTAATCAAGCACAGCATGGTAACGCTCACGTCTATCGATATAGTTTAAGTTCATTATGATTACAAATAATGCTCGATGCTCGCAGGCTGGCTGGATAAGTGTCGTTCTAGCTCTTATAGGAGGGGCAACTTTGTGCGCCGTCGCTTTAGAACTCTATAAAATCCAGCAATAGATATACACTATATTTCTCGCTAACTCGAAGAACTTTTCAGACTACTCACCAGTTGATTTAGGTGCGACAGGTCGGGTTCAATAAAGTTAACTTCAAGGCCATTCTTAGATAAGAATTCATAAGCCATGCGGTCTTCTTCAGCTTGACCATGAGCTTTAGACCCCTTTGGTACATACCACTCATGAATGCCATTTTGCCATAACAGCTTCGCGCAGGTGGCGCATGGTAGATGTGTGATATAAGCCGAATACCAATCAACCTGTTTAACAATCAGGTTACTTACAGCGTTAGCCTCTGCGTGAACCATAAACGGGTACTTTCCCGGTCGGGTCGTGGGGAGGGAACTGTCATCCACGCCGCCGGGAAATCCGTTGTATCCCACTCCAACAACCGCATGTTGGCTATTAACTATAACGCAACCAACTTGGGTTTGTGAGTCGTGGCTTCTTGTAGAAACGTAGTGAGCAAGTCCAATAAAATAATCGTGCCAAGAGGGCCTATTTTGTCGAGGTTTCATAGGTTCGTTTCTTGTTCCTGTTCCGTCTCTCGTTCTTTAAACGCTTCCTGTCTCGCTTACTCTTTTTTCTAATGGTCTTTCCCATTTTAAAAAACCACAGCCGTTAAATATCTATAAGCACGAACACTAAACGAATACTTTTTTGTCAATCTAGACATAACTAAATACCAGCCTCCGTCCTCCATATTAACTTCCGATATCTTCGTAGGAACTCTGGTTATGCAAAGGTCATATGTTTCCTCCGCACCATCTGCACCACTGTCAATATTTTTTCTTGTTAGTTCCTGAATAATTTCGTCATCAAACTTCTTGTAGACATACCTACCCCTAAATCCCAACAGCTTGCAGGTAAATTCCATGTGGCTAGACGGGTCTTTCGATTTATCAATTTCAATTATGCTGTTTAAGTCTGATACCACTACTCCAGAGCGGTCATACAGAGTTTTAAGAAAATAGGCATCTTCTATAAGCTTGTTCTTATGTTCGTCTGGTATGCTAATGGAACCACCAGTTTTTCCTTTATACATATGTCTCAATATTCTTTCAAAAGGCTCTTGCCAGTCCTTTAAATCTTCTCCCTGTATAACCCTGTCCATTATGGCTCCAGTATTTCTAGTCCGTGAATACAGTGACGCATATCTTCTTCTAAGCCAATCTCTTTTTCAAACTTTTGTGTTTCTATGTCAAACATAAGAACTCTAGCCGGTGAAGAGCCTAGGAAGATGTAGTTTTCTAATCTAGCCAGACCCCTGTTCCAATTATTTTCAGCTATATCGTCAGCATAATATTTAACTGATTCGGAGCGGGGGATGTCAACAGTCTTGCAAATGGAGTTTCTAATAACCCCCAATTTGTTCCAACCCGTTAAGTTAACGAGATTAAAATCATCGTATTCATAGAAATTGTGTTGAAAACTTTTGGCTCTTTGAATTATGGGCATTGACTCGACGACACTTATGGTGTCAAAGTCGTATAGATGTGTAATTAATCCGCCAACCACCAGCCTATCGGAAAACGAAGAAATCGAATTAATGTGAAAGTTGTCGTTTTCCTTAACTTTAGATACGTCTGTCAGGTGTTTGCCCGTAAGAGTTTTGTAATCACTCTGGCTTTCACCTAATATTTGATAGACGCCAACGATATTAAAGTCTAGGTCCACCTGTACTATGCAATCTATTGCTGTAGAGGTGACCCAAATAGAACCTGCGAAAAAGCATATTTCGTGAATTGAACGAAAAGCCTCGCGGTCTTCAAGCTTTCTGACTACTTCGAAAGTTTCTTTGTCTAGCTCGATGAGGCTAGTGGCGCTGGCAACGATGATTCTATCGTCGAGGACGCATATTCCTCTAAGGCCGCGCTCGCCACCTCGCTCGTTGTCATTGACGAAATGCTCGTCGTAGGGGGCGTGATGAATTACGCTCTCTTCTTCTACGTCGATAACATAAAGCCCACCGTGGCTAGAACCATGTTCAGCAGCCCTAACCACGGTGGTGCAGATAATCTTCATTCCTATAACCTATGATGCTCTTAGGCTGTCCCCGACAATCCAAGCACCGCCCAATAGGACTACGTGATTAACTTGTTCGGGTGAAAGGCCAGTGCCAAGGGCGTCGAATACCACAAACACAACGCCACCAACAGCGACCCAGAATCTGCGTGATGAGAATAGACCAGATAGTTTACTTACGTTTAGCATTGTTGTTACCTCTATGTAGATTATGTTTGAATAGTGATGGAAACTTCACAGAATCCTTTGTGAGCTTGGTTCCTTCACTTGATTTTGTGGCCCCTCCTTCTATCGGTAAAGATAGAATCTCCTTTAGCGTAGGGGTAGGCGCAGTTTCATCAACCGCCCATAGAATTCCCTCCTTCTTTGCATATTTCCTGATGCGTCTGACGGGTACTATAAGATTGAAGGTCTCTCCAGCGCCTCTAACCAGCATTCCAACGTATTGTCCTGCATTCTTTCCCGACCTCTCCGACAGAAAAACACCGCCTCCACTGGAACCCGGAAATGCCGTGACGGTCGTTTGGTCAAAGACTACACCATCGCCAGTACCCAAGTCAAGAACTCTTCCTATCTGAGATATTATACCCCTCGTCAGGCTGTTCGAGCCAGTTTGGCCAAGTAAACTTCCCACGTGATAGCATTCAGTGCCAATAGCTACTGGGTTGCCAGAGTCCTTGTAGAAGATTACAGATTTGCTAATAAAGCCCTTCTTCCTAACCATCAGAAGAGCTAGGTCTTCTCCATTTTCAGAGTCGC